TTAAGTTAACTAGGTTGCTCATTAGCTCAGGATATCCTGGGCAAGCAATCAAGTTAAAGTTGCGACGTTCTGTATCACGGATTTCGCTGCTTGTATCAACAACACTCTTAAGAGCTTGTGTAACAACCTTACGTTGTGCGTGACGACCAAATGTACCAGAACCGTCTTCGTTATTACCAGATGCTGTCACCCAACGATCTGTCCAATACGCTTCCATTGACAAACCAGAACCGCTTACAAATGCACTACCTGCTAGGGTAGCTGTACTTGTTCTTGGGTTATCGCTAGCTGTATCAATGTAACCGTTCATATATTTCTTAACGTTTCCGCCGCTTCTGCGTAGATTCCATAGCAACATACCTTTTGGATATAGTGCTGGATCTGGAGCGTCTGGATCTAAGAAGTTATTCTGCAATAGGTCTTCGATAGTAGACATTGCATTTGTTGTGCCTGTTGTGTTCCAACGTGCATCAGCAAACAAGATACCCTCTTCTGTTGTTTGATCAGTTTTATCAACTAATTCCCAACGTTGAGAAACATCCGCAATATCAGTTAGATTATTATTAAATCTGTAGATAGTTGGGAAGTTTTCCATATCGGCTGTGCTGATCCATAGGTCACCTGTTTGTGTGCTGCCTGCTTGATATGGATTGCTAGCTGAAACTAGTGGAGCATAACCAATTCTTGTTGATGTCGCGCTTTCTGCGTACTGAGCAGAAGCGTGTCTATAACCAACCCAAGTTGCGCCATTGTGTACCATAACGTCAACTTCTGAGAAGTTAGGGTTGTACCACATTTGTCCATCTTGTGGCTCATTTAATGGAGCATCACCGCTTGCTGCAAATCTTGGATTGCTTGCTGCCAATGGCATCCAACCAGAAGCTAGATAATCATATCCTGCGGCTGATTGAGCTTCATATAAGTTTTCAGTTCCAGATAATGTGTTGATACTATAAGGTGTAAACAATCCACCAATTGGGCTACCTGTTCCGTCTGTTAGACTGAAATCTCCGCCTAGTTTGTGTGAAATAACCAACTTAGCTGAGGTTGAACTTACTGTTGTTACAGAAGCTACAATGTTGGTAAATCCTGCTGCGTTAATTGCTGTTGCAATTGCATCAGCATCTTCGCTGTTGCCAGCTGCTGAGAAATTAATTGTAACTGCTGTGTCTAAAGTTGCTTGTCCTTTTAATGATTCTGCTAGATCAAAACTGTATGGGCCGGCAGCTAGTGTGCTGTCTTTAATAACTGCTGATGTAATGCTTGTTACAGCATTTGCAGAAACGTTTCTTTTCCATACTCTAAATTCAGCAGTTTCTGGAGTTGCATCAAATCCAGCAGCTTCTGTAGCATTTGATTGTACAAATAAAGAATCTTTGGAAATATTTGCACCACCGCCACTACGATCTAGATAATAGTTTGCTGCACCAGTTGATGTGTGGATTGGAGCTTCGTATGATGCCCAAGAAAGTGTTCCTGCGCTCCAACGCTTAACTCTCCAACGAGCGCCGTTGTTTGGTTCAGTTGTTTTAATCCATACAGAACCAGTTGGGTTTCCGCCGACTGTGCCAACGTTGTCAGAAATCTTAAATGCTGGAACAGAAGTATGTGGAGTTTGTTGTAATGCTGGGCTCAAATAAGTACCAGCTGTGATACCCAATGTGCTCCAGTTTGCTGTACCATTTTCTAATTTAACTGCACCGTCAGCACCAGTTGAATCGCCTGCATCACCGTCAGCAGCTGATGTGCCGTTAGAATAAATGTACAATCTGTTGTTAATTGCTTGAGCACTTACACCAGTAATTGCTGCTGCATTAATGTTTGAAGCAATAGTAGCTACTGTTCCGCCAGCAATTAAACTGTTGTTAACATATAAGTTACCACTTATCGAACCTGAATATGCTGAACCAGATGCTACTGGCCAACTTGCTTTCCAGTCTGTAGAACCTACTAGTACCCACTGACCTGCATCAACAGCGTCAACTCCGCCAGTCGAAGCTGGAGCACCAGCTGATTTAAAGTAAACTCTTGCAAACTCTTCGTTTGCACCAAATGATCCATCACCTGTAACGGTTTGGAAAACTACAGCGTAGTCACCAATTGCACCAACTGATGTTTTTGGAGCATTGTTAGAAATTTTTGCTGTATCTGCGTCGGTTAATACTAATGGAACTTTGTTTGTAAATTTCTGCCCGCCAACTACTGTTGGTGCAGATCCATTCCATTCTTGAATACCCCAAGTTGTTGCTTGAGTGTCAATCCACCATTGACCGTTTGTTGGGTTCGCTCCCGGGGCGTCTACTTGAGCCTCTAGTTCGTCTAAGTTAATATCAGCACGAACGATAAATGCCGCGTTGCTAACACCCAATAAACTATATGCTGCTAATAATCCGTATTCGTTTCTTTCTGAACCGTGTACAGGAGTCGAACTCGCTGTCTGTTCAAAGAAAGGAACACCGAAGAAATCTGTTAGATCTCTCTGACTGGTTAATTTAAATGCCTTACCAGCATTGGCTTTTGTTGTTGCGGACGCGGTACCTGTTCCCGATCCGTTTGCTTTATCTTGCGCTGTAGCTACTACGATAAGAGGAGTAGTACCAGGTTCTGCTGGTGTATAAAAACTCTCGTCGATAACTGTAACCGCTACGCCCGGTGATTGTAATGTTGCCATTCCCTATTTCTCCTGGTAATAGTTGCTCATAATATTTAGCGTACTATTATAAAAATGGGTAGTTATACAACCTGAAAAAGGGGAAGAAAAGGTGTAAATATTGATATGAGACCACTTTGTAAGGCCTGTAATGAACGGCCTAGAGCATTAAATTATTATAAAGGTAAAAAACCTTATTATAGAACGCTCTGCGAAGCGTGTCTAGCTCACGGACCTAAGGCACATATACCACGTTGGAAACGTTCTGGTTATAAAATAAAGTCACAATGTGAAAAGTGCGGACATCGTAGCCCGCACATGGAGGTATTTAGGGTATTTCACATAGACGGCAATTTAGACAACTGCCGCCCTAGTAACTTAAAAACAATCTGTGCCAATTGTGCTCAGGTGCTTCACAAGGAGGGCATCACTTGGCGTCAAGGGGACTTGGTCGCTGACTATTGATCTTGCCTGTTGATACAGATTATCGATAGTGCTGTTATTATCTACGACGTGATCAAATTCAGTTCCTACCCAAGCAGTTTCACTAGCGTGAATTTTTCGCATCTTTAATTCTTGAACAGCCCAATTATGTCCTTGATTTGCGGCCACTGCTACATCGTACCAATCCGGTAACTCTCCTCGCTGTACCCATACAATCTGTCCACCAGCTTTACGGATGCTTTCAATTTCATTAGGAAACCGGCAATCTGAAATAACAACATTGTCTTTGGAATTACGAAGTTTATTTTCTAGGCTAGCAATCCAAATGTCATCGTGGAAGCCTTTGCGGCATACTTCTGTGCCCCAATACTGTAGAACCCAACGAGGTGTGAGCGTGGGCATATCTAAACGTTCTGCCCACCACGGATCGACTTGTTCGCGCCACTCCCGGGCTTCTTTAGTTCGCCCTTCTAGCATCGTCCTGTCCCAGCCAAACACAGAACTTACTGCGTCTTTTAGTGTATTAGCAAAAGACTCTCTTCTAAACTCGTGAAAATTAACTAGATAGTCAGCAATTGTATCCTTGCCTGACCCGATAAACCCACAAATACCTATAATCATAATAGCCTCCAATTAAGACTATTATACTATACTAAAATATTAAGGTCAACCTATAATCCAACCATAGCCCATACCGCCTGGTACAAGTTTCATCAAATCATCAATGAGCTTGTCCATTTCGGCTTGAGCTTCAGTTTTAAGTGCTGCGCCGTTTAGGCTAGAACCGCCCTGTGGGCCTGCGATTTGAGCAAACTTCTCGCGGGCTTGACCTAGCATCATCTTGCAGTTTGCCAGTGCATAATCCTTAACCCATTGTCCTGAATAGATATCGTCGATAATAGCAAAGTCAGGTTTACTGTTATAAACCATAAGCATTACACTTTCTTCGCCTCGTGGTCTTTGCTGAATAATGAGTTTGTGACTCTGTGGATGCCAAGTAAAGTTAATAAAACTACCAAACATTTTACCAACTAATTCTTGATACTGTGCAAATAATTCATATGTTAGCAATCCTCCCATATTTGTAGAGCTTAACAAATATGTGTTTGTGTATGCTAAATTGAATGGTTCAAAAACTGTTCCGCCCGTGCCGTTACCAGTCCTTGATCCAACACTTCGTCTAAAAATTTGACGGACTTGTTGTATTTCTTTTGGTAAAATATATTCGTTTTGATCTTGTACCAGTGTTAAAAACACGTAAGATTCCTCTACAGCATTATCGCTTCTTTGCCTAAAAACTGCAAGGGCTCTATTTAGAGCTGTTTCGTAGTGAGTTGGATCTAACTCAACATCAATCATACCGTCACCTAGCATAGTGCGGCAATAATTATAAACGCTTTGGCGGGATTCGTCGTTTGTACTCATAATACTATTTATCGTAGCGGTAAATATATGACTATGCCAAGACTTTCGTTATATCGCCCGCAAAAGGGCAACGACTATAAATTCATCGATAAAACCGTATGGGAAATGTTCCAGGTTGGGGGTACAGATGTATGTGTACACAGGTACCTAGGACCAGATATTTCTGTCCAAGGAAACACTCCTAGCACTCCTGCTTACGACTCTGATAATCCTTTTCAAATACAGGATATGTTATTTTTAGAAAATCGCGATCGAAAATATGACCCAGATGTTTATGTATTGCGAGGTGTTTATAATATGCAAGACATTGACTTTAATCTAAGTCAATTCGGGCTCTTCTTGCAAAACGATACAATTTTTATTACATTTCATATCAACGATACAGTAGAAAAACTTGGCAGAAAAATTATTGCAGGAGATGTTATAGAGCTGCCTCATTTAAAAGATGAATATGCTCTTAATGATCTAAGTTTTGCATTGAAAAGATTTTATGTTGTTGAAGAAGTTAATCGCGCAGCAGAAGGATTTTCAGTAACTTGGTATCCCCATTTATATCGTGCAAAATGTAAACCACTAGTTAATAGTCAAGAATATAAACAGATCCTTGACGGAATAGCCAACAGCGACGCTGATAAAGGTAATTACAATTCATCGATTACTTATTATCCTGGAGATATTATTACTGGCCCGGACGGTGTAAAGTATGAAGTAATAAAAGAAGTTACTGGTATTGATCCTCCTAATACTGAATATTATCAAATAGCAGGTACGTTAAGAGATTTAATGAGTACATACAATAAAGAAATGGAGATTACTCAAGCTATCCTTAATCAAGCTGAAGCCGATGCTCCAAAAAGTGGGTACGACACTTCTAAATTTTGGACTCTTCAAAGATCGGACGACGGTACTGCTTCTTTGATTACAGTAGACTCTGATCAAATTAATCAATATTCTGCCGACACTGATATTGTAACGGATAAAAATGGAAATCCTATATTAGACGCTGAGGGCAATGAAGTATCTGCCGTTAACGCTGCTTCAACTTATCCGTCTGTAGATGGAAAAGGTTATGTAGGATATCTAACTAAAGATGGTATAGCACCTAATGGTGCTCCAGTCTCTGTAGGCTATTCTTTCCCGTACAATCCAGTTGAAGGTCAGTTTCATCTTAGAACAGATTATCTTCCTAACAGATTGTTTAGATTTAACGGAACACGCTGGATGAAATTTGAAGACAACGTTCGTATGACTATGGATAACCTAGGTGCTAGTGATGTTGTTACCAGTGCATTGTTTGAAGGTAAGGATGTTAGACAAACACAAAAAACATCGTTTATTAACAATACATCAGTTGCAAATATTGATGGACATACAATCAAACAGAAACAAAGCCTATCTAAGGCTCTTAGACCACAGGCGGACGAATAATGGATTACTTTTACGACGGGCAAATAAGACGCTATGTAACACAGTTTATGCGTGTGTTTATTGGATTTAAATGGCAAGCTGGCGATGGAACTCAACAAACTGTACCTGTAATGTACGGGGATATGAGTAGACAAGTAGCAAATATAATTAAAGAAAATAGCGAAAACAAAATGCCTTCAGTTCCAAAGATTGCCTGTTATATTACAGGGTTAGAAATGGATACTACAAGGTTATCTGACCCTACGTTTGTTAGTAAAGTTCATATTAGAGAACGAAGATTTACAGATGCAGGTGGGACTAGAGAATATCAAAATACACAAGGCGGTAATTATACAGTAGAACGTCTAATGCCTACACCATTTAAATTAACAATGAAAGCAGATATATGGACTTCGAGTACTGATCAAAAATTGCAATTGTTAGAACAAATACTGGTTTTGTTTAATCCGTCCCTTGAATTACAAACCACCGACAACTATATTGATTGGACTAGTTTAAGTGCGTTATATCTTACAACTCCTACTTGGACTTCACGATCTATTCCAGCAGGAGCCGAAAGTGAAATTGATATTTCATCATTAGAATTTGAAATGCCTATATGGTTAACTCCTCCTGCTAAGGTTAAGAAACTAGGCATTGTGCAGAGTGTCATATCTAATGTGTTTATGGACAGTGGCGATATTATTAACTTAGATGATTTAATATACAATCAAAGAATTGGAGCATTTGGTACTACTACTAATAGATATAGAGTATTATTGTTTAAATCTAATACAGGTAACTTAAATGATCATCAGTACGACCTAACTCTAGTTAATCCTACACACGCTGTACTGGCATTAGGATTGGATCAAAAAGAATATGCTAATGGTGCGCCTTTAGAGTGGGCTAAAATTTTAGAAGTTCAGGGCGGATACATTCCAGGCAGTGATATTTGGTTTAAAAAGCCTGATGGATCAGAAATTCTAGGCACATTTGTTATTAATCCTTTAGATCCTACAATCTTAACAGTAACACTAGATCAAGATACATATCCTAGCAATGATGATATAGCAAGTTCAATTCCTGGAGGAGAAACCAGAGGAACTGTAGATGCTATTATTGATCCTTACAAATTTAATCCGTTAGAAGTTTTTGGATCTTTAGAAAATATTCCTCTTGGTATTAGATATTTGATGTTAGACGATATTAATAACAGTACCAATAGAGGAGACTTTAATAGATTGTACGAAGGGTCTGATAGTTCTAAAGACCCGTATGACGGCCCAGATGGATGGAAAGATGTTCACGGTTCTGATCCAGTAGTTAAGGCTAATTCTGTAATAGAATGGGATGGAGAAACTTGGACAACAATTTGGGATCCAGATCTAGCATCTGAAAATTT